GCTTGCCCTATCCTAGCAGAAGTTCGTCCTTGGTACAAAGATGAATCACTAAAAGAAATGGCAAATAAGTATTGGAAAAAGCGTTCATATCTATTCCAAGGGTTCGTTCGTCAGAATCCAATTGGTGCTGATAAGGTTCCTGTTAATCCAATTCGCAGATTTATTATTTCCCCACAAATCTTTACTATCATCAAGTCAAGTTTGATGGACCCTGAAATGGAAGAACTACCAACTGACTATATGCGTGGCCTTGATTTTAACATCAAAAAGAGTAAAAAAGGTGACTATGCTGATTATTCAACTAGCACTTGGGCTCGCAAAGAATCAGCACTAACACAAGTTGAACAAGCTGCTATCGAAGCACATGGTCTATTCAATCTAGCCGACTTTCTACCTAAGAAGCCTGGTGAAGCAGAAATGCGTGTCATCAAAGAAATGTTTGAAGCATCCGTTGATGGACAAGCTTATGATGTAGAGCGTTGGGGATCATACTACAGACCATTTGGTATTGAAGCACCAGCAGGATCTCAATCAGCTACCCAAGCTACTGAAACTGTTCAACCAGCAAGTGTCGCTTCATCAGTGCCAGAAGATATGGATGATGAGCCAACTGAAGCTACACAACCTATCACAGTTCCAAAAACAACATCAAGTGACAAGGCTGCCGACATTCTTGCAATGATTCGCGCCCGTCAGACAAAGACTGCTTAAAGGTGTGGGGGAGTGTAGAAATACACTCCCTACCTTAGGAGAATACCATGACCATTCCACATGAAAGATATCGTGCCATTAAACAAAGTAGAAAGTTTTTAGAAGAACTATGCGACCCCGGTAGAACTCCCAGAGTGCCGGGTGCAGTTAGGGATAAAGCACGAACACTACTTAGGCACTATCCGGGCGATTGGGAACTAGACCAAATCACAGAAAAAGCACCCGACTTACTTGATGATAAATCTGTTTCTGATAAAATATACAATACATAAACAGGAAAAATAATGACGAAGCCATTTGATGTATCACGTTTTAGAAAAGAAATTACAAAGTCTATTGAAGGACTTAGTATCGGATTTAACGATCCCACAGACTGGATCAGTACAGGAAATTATGCTCTCAACTATCTCATTAGCAACGATTTTAATAAAGGCGTACCTCTTGGTAAAGTTACTGTCTTTGCCGGAGAATCAGGATCAGGAAAATCATTCATCTGCTCGGGAAACTTAGTCAGACATGCACAACAACAGGGTATTTTTGTTGTTTTGGTTGACAGTGAAAATGCACTAGATGAGAGTTGGCTACATGCACTAGGTGTATCTACAGACGAAGATAAATTGTTAAAGTTAAATATGGCCATGATTGATGATGTGGCTAAAACGATTAGCAAGTTTATGGTTGACTACAAAACTCTGCCCGCAGATGATAAGCCAAAAGTTCTATTCGTAATTGATTCGCTTGGCATGTTGCTAACACCAACTGATGTAAATCAATTTGATGCAGGTGATATGAAGGGTGACATGGGTCGTAAGCCCAAAGCACTTACCGCGCTAGTTCGCAACTGCGTAAATATGTTTGGTAATCATAATGTAGGACTTGTAGCTACTAATCATACATATGCTAGTCAGGATATGTTTGACCCAGATGATAAAATTTCAGGTGGTCAAGGATTCGTGTATGCTAGTTCTATAGTAGTTGCTATGAAAAAGCTTAAACTCAAAGAAGATGAAGATGGCAACAAGATTAGTGAAGTTCGTGGTATTCGCAGCGCATGTAAGATTATGAAAACACGATATGCTAAACCATTTGAAAGTGTGCAAGTTAAAATTCCATATGAAACAGGTATGAGTCCTTACAGTGGATTACTAGACTTGTTTGAAAAGTCAGGCATTTTAGCTAAAGAAGGTAATCGTTTGGCTTATACTACTGTAGATGGTGAAATCATTAAATTCTTCCGCAAAGGTTGGGAAGCTAATGAAAACGGTTGCTTAGATAAAGTAATGTCTGAATTCCCACAAAAAGGAAAAGCTAGTATAAGTACTCAAGAAGTTCAAGAAACCACTGAATAAAGGAGTTATTATGGATCTAGACTTAGTAGAAGAAATATGGCACGCATTAAAAAGTCACATTCACAGTACCGATGATATCGAAGCCGCAGCAGATACGCTTGTCAATTTACTAATTGATAACAACTGTGAAGCAGGAGATATTAAAGACACCTTTAAGGGTGAGCGTGTGATTATAGCTGCACTAAAAGCATACATAGACCAACATGATGGTGAAGATGAAGATGACGATGATGAAGAGTGGGATAAAGATGAAGATGATGAGTGGTAACCAATGAACTGGTACACTAGAGTATCACAAGATTTATCAGTTATACCTGACTTTATCACTCATTATGAAGCTGAGTTAGAGTCTGCCAGACAAGATGTAAGGGTAAGAGGCAATGTAGAAAAGAACATTGCTTCTTTACCCGGCATCACTGAACATAGGTTTAATCAGCTACAAGAGCTAGAAGCGGTGTTAAACTTTTTAAATATCCAGCTTAGAAAAATCCGCAGGAAACATTTTCAAAAATATTTAGAAGCGTATAATCGAGCCCTAACAAGTAGGGACGCAGAAAAATATGTAGATGGTGAGGACGAAGTTATCCAATTTGAAATTCTTATAAATGAATTGGCACTAATGCGAAATAAATGGTTGGGAATTTTAAAAGGTTTGGATAGCAAAAACTACATGTTAGGGCATGTGGTAAAGCTAAGAACTGCTGGCATGGAAGATATTGTTATCAGTTAAGTGGGTGTTTTTCTACTTGTGTATATCTACTATTCAGTGTATAATAATCAGATTATAAACTAACTTTAGGTAATCATGTCCTCACAATCTTCAAGGTCAACTTCAATATTGGGTCAACTACTCAAACAAGCACTTGTCTTACCTGATTTATGTGAGCTACGGCCCGCCCAGCCTACTGTAAATAATTTTCTAGCAGACCCACTTGCCCAAAGTGTAGCTATGTATCTAAATAAGCAAAATGGGTATAAGATTGGTGGGTTTAGAGGTAGCTTAAGTCCTATCTCGGAACAGTATGTAGAAAGACTTCTTACTGATGATGATTATCAAATAGCTGGACAAATTCGTGATTACTACAGCAAAAAAATCATGATGTGGAATCTGTTAGGCCATCCTCTTACTAATTTTAGACAAGACTTAAGTGCATTCATTCACCTAAATGATTTTTCTGAGGTCTCGGATAGAATGATACCTCTTATCTACAAGTTGCCTGAATTCTATTTTCAAGATATTAAACTTGAAGAGGTTCTTTGGAAATGCATTAAATTTAACGGTGTGATTGGTCAAAGAAACGGTGTTAAAAAACTTACCTACCTAGATTCTATTACTAAGAAGTCAAAATTCAAAGTATTAGTTACAACAGAATATTGGTTTCATGATGAAAATAAGTACCCAGTGCTTATTAGACTACAACAAAATCCTTTAACTCAATTGTGGGAAAAGATTATTCAAGACCATCATGAAGAAAACAAACCTCTAACTATGCATGCGGCACGTTATGGCACTTGCAAGTATCGAGGAGAAATCAATGTGATTGTTCCTGAATCTTATCATCTAGTGTAATTAAAATTATAATGGATAGAGATAGAAAAATAATCGTATGGTACGACCACATGTTAAATATGTGGACAGCTATGTATAATGACGATAAGAAGTATCGCGTGGGCATGCCTGGATATGGTACAAATAAATTAAGCGCAGTAGATGATTTAAAATACCAAAACACAGAAATTAAAAATACAGGAAAGTAAATGGCCAAGCTTAAAAAAGCAAGCACTAATAATGCAATGATACATAACCAATTAACCATTGTTTCTGTGTTTGGTCACAACGATGGTTCTTCAGCCATTCCTGCTATATTAAAAAGTATGGAAGAATTGCCGGGTAGTCGAGGCCTTCTCTTATCTATTCAAAAACCACAAAATCTTCCTGCTGAAATCAAATGGAAACAAATCAATAATTTGAATTACAAACAATACACTCTTTTTATGATGCATTGTTTATATGCATTTATAGAAACTGACTATTGTTTGAC